TTTACTAGATCTAGAGCATCTTTAGGATATGATTCAATTTCAATTACTCTACCATGAACGCGAGTAGGATAATCTTCTGCGTTAGCTTCGGTCAAAGGTTGGAAGTTTGATAGAGCGTCTACAGTTACATAATCCCCAGCGCGTAGCAAACCAGTTGCGTAAGCATAAGAAGTAGTGCTAGTTGATACGGTATCATAGTAGTAATAAGTTACAGTACCAGGAGAACCGAGAGCAGCCACGCCGCCAGATTTGTATGCTAAAATTACTCCAACTTCTTCATCTAGGAACCAATCGCCAGCAGCAGATAAGGCAGAAATACTAGTTACTTCACGACTAAATACGCTAGTAGAAGTGAAAGCAATTGGAGTATTAGTAGTATTCTTTGCTACTTTCATCTTAGGTAGATTGTAAGCTACGATATTAGCTGTAGCTGATACATCAGCAGAGTAACGAGTAGTAGCATTCAAAGCAACGCGATCAAACCAAGCGCCGGTGCCACTTGGAGTCCAATCAGTAATTGCTGAACTACTAATTCCAGTACCAGCAGACATATCGCTAGAACCACTAGAAAGAGGAAGGAAAGGTAATTCAATTACATAGTGAGTTAAGAAACTAACGAATGGCTGAGAACAATTATTATGGAATACATAAGTAGAAGGATCGTTAGGATCGGTTCCACAGAAACGCATATAATTGTAAGGAGCCACGCCGATTGGCTTTGAAATGAAATCGTCTGCATTAACGTTATCTTCAATTAGACCACGGGCGGTTAATGCTGTTTCAATATCGTCAGCTTGATAAGTAGTGGCAGCAGTAACGGCTACACCAGTAGTAATGTCGATAACTTTCTGAGTTACGTCATCAGCAGTATAAGTAATACAAGTAGCTGAATCATAACCAGAGCCAAACAAAGTACGATATCCAGCCGGAACTAGATATCCTTGACGGTCAAAAGCAACTAACTTACCAGCGGAAATTACAATCCATTCCTCGCTAGCTTTATCTTGCCTTTGAACTGGCAACCAAGGAGCAACCTTGAACTCTCCCGCAGGGCGGGCGGGTTCTGAAAACTCACAATTAGGAGTAAGGATGCCTACATGGTCCCAGGTTTTGAAATTCGCACTATAGTTGTTAAAAGTCATGTAAGAGTTCCTCCTTTATTTAGTAGGATCGAAGTCTTGGGGAACAAGCTCAAAACGCTTGATCTCCGACAAATAGGCAAATGCCTTTTCTTCTCCGTTTTCAACTAGGATTCTGTTAAAAGCATCCTTAAAACGGATATTTACGTCTTTATTCTTAGTCTCAGATGCAGGATCTACATTATTGGCGTCGGACAATGTAGGATCTTCCACCTTTTGAGTAGGAATATTAGACATTCCATCATTAATCTTTTTTAGAATCTTATCTATATCCATGACCTCCTTGGCCGACTGCGCTTTCTTTAGCAACTCGTCAACCTTTAAAGCACTTAGTTCATCTTTAATCTTACTCATATCATCCATCTTCTTGCCACCAAGAAGATCAAATTTCATAGTACTATCAATAATTGTCTCTTTAAGAGCGGCCAAACTTGTTGCATATTCTTTGCTGGCTTCTTCGTTGATAGCTTTAGCGGTACTAAGTTCGTCTTCTAAAGCTTTTACTTTATCAGCAATTTCTTCACAAGTTTTGCATTTTTCTACAGTATTTTCTACTTGTTGTACTACTGGTTCTGTTTTTTGAGTATCTTTTACAATTGCATCAATAGTATCTAATTCGTCATTGCTAAAAGGACAACCTAATTTAGCTGCTTTACGTTTAATGCAAGCAATTACGGAGGCGGATTCATTATACTTTTTAGCATAAGCCATAGCAGAACGACTGTGAGCACAATCAGGAACAGGGTACTTTCTATCGCCAGGCTTACAGAAAGTAGAAGTCTTTAATGCTTTGCGCTTTTCTGGAGTAAGTTCAGCATCAGCAAAATCTTCGTCTAACATAGCATTATCTAAAGCAAACTTAATCATAGCTTCATAATGAAGATCTGATTCGTCTTTAGGTTGTTCTACTTTAGGTTCTTCTTTCTTATCTTCTACTTTATCTTCAACTTTGGGTTCTTGTTTAATCTCTTCTTGTTTATCTTCGACTTTTACTTCTGGCTCTACTTTGGTTTCTTCTTGTTTTTGTTCGTCTTTTTTATCTTCTACTTTAGCCTCTTCCTGTTTGACATCTTCTTTTTTGTCTTCTAGTTTGGATTCATCAGTTTTGACTACCATATTAACCTCTAATGAGTCTTTGAAAGTAAATATTGCATCACAACTAACTTCGTCTTGAGCTTTTTCAGTCTCTAAGACTCCAGTTTCAGTTGTGCCATTGAAAAACCTTACAACTCGCGCATCCCTATCTGCTGGAGCATTAACGAATGATCCTTCTTCTATTTCGATATCTCCACAGATAATAAACGCTTGCTGTCCGTCGTATTCTTTTCCAGGTCGATGTTCGCAGTAACCTTCTTCTACTAGATCAGTTTTACAAATAGAGCAAACTGCTTTATTAGTACTTAACCCAACTGATACAGTTAGATATCTACCATCCATAATCTTCTTAATAGCTTCTTCATCTGTAATATTTACAGATACCATTAAGTAACCAAGACCAGCAAAGGAATCATTAAATATGCCAGACTTAGCTAAATCTGCAACTGAATCTATTAAGTTGATAAATGAAGACGACTTATCGTTTAGTTTACGAATAAGAGAGTCTTGACTAGTAGTTTTAGGGATAAGATTAGAAGTATCTACATATCGACCAGAAGTCATTCGTCCAATAGGATCTGAATGACTATCATGATGTAGTAAAAATGGCTTTGGATATGGAGTAGTAACAGTACTTACAGCTTCCTGCATTCTAGTAGGAAGATAAAATCCCTTATTTCCAGTAATTCTACCAGCATGAGAAAGAACGATGTCGGCGTGTAATACTTTAGAACCTTGGGGTTGATTTACTACAGAGAGGTTATCTTTAATAACGTGAAGTTCTTTGAGTGACTTTTGGCTTAGAGTTACTGTATCATTAATACGCAAATAATTGCCAGTTTTCAAAATTTTCAACTCCTATCTTCCAAAACCCACCAATATCATAATACTATATAAGTAAATTATATAATAAAATATAGTGGTTGGCTATGGCATTTTAATTGTGCATTTACAATTCGAATGATATCCTGGCACATCGTATATAGTTACTGCATCTAATTCTATTACAGTATCTTGAGTACCACATATATCACAGTTTTCGTTGCTAATCAATACGTTAGCTTGTTTATGTCCTAATTCTCGTAATCCAAAACACAGTCCATAATTAAGTGATCTTTTTAATTCTGTATCATAAATAAATCTACATAAAAATCTTAACGAATCAAAGGAAGTACTAAGTTTTAATGGATTTGGTTTATTTGAATCATCTATTGTATCAAAAATCATTTTAGTTAGATTAGATATAAAGTTATTGATATCTTTAGATATTTTAGATTCAACATATGATAGAGCCACACTAGTTTTTCTTAGTAGGGCATCAGCGCCAGTTTGTCTAATACCTTTATAAAACGATAACTTGCATTCATTATTTAGGCGCTTTTTCATAAAGTCACCCATAGTTTTACAAGTATTTTCTAACCAAGTCTTTCCATAGTACTCTTTTTGAATTGATCTTTGAATATTATCAAGTAGATCGTCATACATCTTTATAAGTGGAGATTCTTTATTATCAGTTAGGCTGCTTTTACGTTTTTCTGGACTGCTTTTCTTTACATGTTGATTTTCTGGTTGATCTAATGTGGCTGCTGCTCTTTGACCACCAGTTGGCTTTGGTTGATTTGCTTTTGGTTTGCTTGTAGTTTTGTCAGGATCTTCTTTAGAACGCTCTCTGGCAGAAGCTAATTGCTCTGGGGTTAGCGATGTATTTGGATTATCAATAGCCGCTTGTGTAGGCAAATATGCTTCATCTACGGCTTGAATAAGCATTTTTGGTTCTTCAATACGTTTCCAATAAGTATCTTCCCAATCTTCTTCAGTAAAAGGCTCTTTACCTAAAGACCGTCTAAATTCATTTGCCGTAATACCGTATGCGCGGAACATATTAATAGCATGATTTTCTACTTTGATTTTGCTGTCAATATCAATCTCATTAAATTTAAGTTCTACAATATTTTCATTACTTAGAGGATCGTCGAATGTAGATTCTAGTAATAGTTCATTAATAATAAATTCATTTACAAACATCTCGAACTCAAATTGAACCGCTTTTACGCTATCAACTAAGTTACGAGACATTGCATCGCTAGTAGACCTATTAGCTGTATCGCCTTCTCCAAAGTCTATAGAAGACATTTCGCAACCAGCAAAGACACGCTGTTTGAAATGATTTATAATACCTTCTACACGTAAGGCGCGACCCTCTGCCCCTAAAGCCGTAATTTCATGTCGCTCTGGAGTAACAATAGCTCCCTCTGCTGGCATGAATTCTAATTCTGCTTTTACGATATCTACTTCTGATTGACCGTCTGGATATAATGCGGCGGGAGCCTTTTCAGTTCCAACTTTATAATGATACATTGGAAATAGATGTTGATATACAAGTAGTTCTACGTTTTCTTCTATTTTTCGTAATGCTAAAACATCATCTTTAACTGGAACCATAGAAGGCGTACCAGTCAAAAACCCTTCTTTTTTATTTAAGTAGAAATGCAAAACTGCATCAGAAGAAAATTCTTTATATAAACCATTAGGAAGTACTTGTTTATATTTTAGAATCTTATTATTTTCGTTCCTCATTAGCCTAACTGTAGTAGGTGGCATTGGAAAATAACCAGCAACCGGATCTATTTCTTTTCCGTTTGCTAGTTTTCTAACTTTCCCACCACTAGAATCTAACTTCCTAACTTTTGCCACATAGGTATTAGAGAATCTTATAAGACTAGATCCAAGTCGCTTCATTAGATGTTTAGTTGGAATTCCAGTAACAGAAGCTATTTGCTTGAATCTTTCTTTAATATACTGAATTGTTTCTGGATTCTTTCCAACTAACTCATATCCAGCTTTAAACATTAAGCCTTCTTTTTTCTCAAAGGCTCTAGCTATATACGAATCAACATCGGCCATACGACCTATTTCTGATAGATCGTATTCTGCTTCTTCAAAACTATTAGTGCTAGTACGTTGTTTAAAAGATACAACTGGATTTGAAATTCTATTTAGTTTATAAACATTTATAGCTTTAGCATCAGACACTTTTTGGACATTAGCAATTTTTGGTTGGACAATAAATTCTTGTATTGTAGCTGGCTTTATAGAATCTTGTTTTTTAGTCTTTGTAATTTCTAATCCAAATAATTTCATGACTATCCTTACAGAGCATCTACGAAAGCTCTAGCATCTACTAATGTAGCATCAGGAGAGGAACGCAAACAATTATTAACTGGTACTGATACTTTTGCAACGGTTATAGCGCGAGACTTTTGTGATTGATCGTCTTTATCTTTTCTTTGCTTTCCTTTTATAGTTCCTAATACATCTAATAGTGTAGCAATATCGTCTGGAGTTTTAGGAGCTATAGTAATTACTCCATCTTTTTCTCGTATATCTAAATCAGTATCCATTTTTTTATGCGTATCTAAAAGAGCTGTCAATTGTTCTTTTTCTACAACATTACCCTGGCCACAATCAAGTTGGCCTTTTTGTATAGTTAGTATTATAGCTTGAATTAATCCAATAAATCTAGAGGTTTCGGCAATGGCAGCAGAAATATCTATAAGATTTTTACCAGAAACATCTTCTAAACCCAATGCTTCAATAATGCTCTTTTTAAGTTTATCTAAAGTCTCTTGTACTTCAGCTTCTCCAGCTTCAAGTTTTTTCTTAAGTCTTTCAACTGGAGTACGTAATGCTTTAGAGAAGTCCTTTTCATTAATTTTAGGTATTTCTTTGCGCTTTTCTTTGCTTTTTGTTGCGGTTTGCCATTGAGCAACTACATCCATTTTTCTTAGTTCTGCATTCATCGCTGTAATAACACATTCGATTGGAGCAAGAATCAACTGCATATATCTGTCTATTAATGCAATTAATGGAGTTAGAGCAAAGCCAAACATTTGGCTTATAATATTCGCTAGCGTAATTCTAATATTCTTTAATTTAAACGTATATTTAGTAATAAGCGAAGATAAGACTATTATCATTCTTGCAAAGTCAGGTAAGCACATAAAATTCAAGAAGTTAAATAAACTACAGAAATCTCCCAACGCTTCTACACTCTTATCTCCTAGTAATAGATCAAACAAGTTCAATAAAAAACTAACTTGTTGATCATACATACCGTCTATAAGATCCCAAACATCTTTAATTGGATTTAAACTTAAAAGATCTAGAATACGTTCTTCGCAAGGAACACAATCTGCAAATAGTGTTTTAGCTATAGAACCAAAGCCTTTTGCGCTAGCTATAGTAGTAAATGTATTTTTGAATTCTATTCCAGTTAGATACTTTGTATCTATAGAACCTCTTTTGCTAGAAGCAGAAGTCCCATAACTATATAAAGACTCTATTGCGGCGCGAGCCTCATCTTTATTTTTTTGTAACCATTCGGAAGCGATAGCTAAATGTAATTTATCATCTACATTAGAATAATTTGTAAGTTGAGCTATATTATTTATCATAGACTCAACTGGATGCGCTTCGTCGTAAGTATAAGGAACTTGTTTAGTAGTTTGGTTTCCGTTGGCGTCTTTTGTAGTTTCTTCATGAAGACCATGTTTACCACAGAAAGCGTCTATAATATTATTAACATCGTAATGTAGATAAGGATTTGACATTATGCTACAGAAGTCTCCAAAGTTTCAACCGTACCTTCTCTAACCGCTCCACCAGAAGTTGCTTTTGTTACATATTCTATATTTTTAGCTTCTGAACCTACATTAGAAATCGCCCATACTAATTTGCCAGCAGCTATCTGTCCATTACCTACTGCGCCGCCTGCGCTACAACCGCTTTGGGTAATAACAGTACCTTGCAACGAAGCAGTATTTAGAATGATTTCTAAGTCTTTTTTATGTATAAAATCTTCTTTCATTTGAGAGAACAAAACCCAGTAAGTTTGTTTCTGATCGGCAGAAGAAATGCTATCCATATCTACTTCTGGAAATTCTGACATCATTCTTTTATTCCCTCATTGGCTTTATAAGTAGTTCTACGCTGTTCAGCCGCTAATTGAGATCTAATTTCAAGACATTTTTTAAACATATCATAAGTAATTTGGTCGCTATCTACTCCAAATAAACGTCTAATTGCTTCTCTAATAGAAGGATCTTTTTTAGTAGGAACTCTTACTACTCTATTTTTGAGCCTTTCTTTTAGAACAACGTCTTGCATATAATCAGCAGCTTTAATATATTCTTCAAAATCTTTTATTTTTTGTTCTATTCTAACTTTAGGATCTATAGGTGGTTCGGTAGTATTTTGTTCTTTTTTTACCATAGGAACTGTAATTTGTTCAGGCTCTTGCCATTTAAGATCGAGATCTTCGTTTAAGATATCAAGATCTGTGCCTTCTAGTTTTTTTACCTTTTCCTGTTGTTCCTGTAATACTGGAACTTTTATTCCTATAGTTTTACTAGACATTAGTATAATACTTTCTTGTCTTTAGCTGCAAATACAGGTATTTTCTGTTGAGTTTCCTCAATAATAATAATCTTAAATCTTACTACAGTAGTAGCAGTCATTATTAAACTTCTTCAATATATTCTAAATACAAAGCAATGTTTTCTTTATTTTGCGCTCGCACTTGTACTAAAGGAGGAGATTCTATTCTAACCCAAAAAGGAACATAAGTAGAAGACGAAGCTAAGTTACTAACATAACATGATTCTCCGTAGTTTACTTTTCTCCAATCTTCTTCTGTTGGCTCTCTACTACTTGTACTACTCCAAAGTTTTACTCCCCATCCTGAAGAACCGGGGGACGAACCAGAACCTACATCATTAGCGCCATCAGTAGTATCTGCTTTAACTTTAATTGCACTATAACTATTAGAGTTATCTGCTCTTACAAATAATTCATGAATAATAGTATCGCCAGATCTACTATGATGTACTGTAGTAAATGGGTTAGTAAACGCGCCATCTACACTAATTGCAGTATATACGCCTTCAGACGTTTCTTCATAGATATCTAAAGTCATGTTATATATTACTCCTAGAAGGTTTAGTTCGTCTACCTCGCAAAGTACGTCTCATTTGTTTTAGTTGATATTTTCTTGCATATTTTGCTTCTTCGTCTGTATCCCAACCTTGCCTACTTGTTGGTACTTCTGAACCACGAACCACACCAGGCATTTTACTTCCAAAGACAGAACGAGCATTTTCATTGTATCTTGATTTAGGAAGTTTAGCAAGACGTTGAAATTCTTTATCATCTCTTGATACATTAATATTAGCGACCGGACTATTAAATGTATGAGAAATAGATATTTTACTACTATAAGTAGGGTTACCAAACTCGGTCATTTCTAATTGAAAGCATACTAGCGAAAGCATAAAAGCATCTAGTCTATGATCTCCTATTTTTACTGGTTCTAAACTAGCAAAAGTAGGGACGTTCGCCTGTGTTCTATG